TATATGTCAAAAACCTCCTATAATGTTCAAACAAATGATAATGGTGTTAAACCAAAATCTGATGAGAATTCTAATGAACGTGAAAACGTTTGGTATAAGAAAGATTATGAATTAACTACATTTGATGTAACACCAACTACAACTTCATATAAAGGATTATCTTATGAAATCTTTATTAATAAGATATCTAAGAATATTGCGGTATTTACTTTCGAACGAGGCGTATCTATGAAACGCGTAGCTCGAAGTATTTGTGTTTCTGGTCAAATCTATATGACAAATAATCATTGTGTACCTGATGAAGAAAATCAAATGGTTCGTTTTGTGCAACAATCATCTAGTGATGGTGTTAATAAAAATTTACGATTTAATTTATCTTCTTCTCAAATTCATCGTTTTCCTGAAAGAGATATATGTTTTATTGTATTAAATAATTTACCTCCTAAGAAAAATATAATTGATTTATTTCCTAAATCTACTTTAGATGCGAGAATGAACGGTTCTTATATCAAAAGGGATGAAGATGGAAGTATTTCAGTGACAACTGTTTCTAAAATTTCCAAAGTTAGTAAATTTCCCATTAAACAATTGGGTATTTCTACTGAAATTTGGAAAGGTACTTCTGAATATGCGACCAAGATTGGAGATTGTGGTTCTGTGATGATTGCTCAATCATCATTAGGCCCAGTCATTCTTGGTATTCATGTCTTAGGTGGAAGTAATGATGTTTGTTCACTTTTTGTTGATCATGCTTTTGTTCATTCATTTGTTAATGCAAATGATTTTGACATACAATGTGGTGAACCTTCTCTTTCATCAGTTACTGCTCAACGTAGTTTGGGTAGTTTACATAAGAAAGCTACTGTTCGTTTCATTCAGGAAGGTACGGCCTCCACATATGGTTCTTTTAAGGATTTTCGTGGAAAACCCAAATCTACGGTGTGTTTAACTCCTATAGTCAAAGAATTATCTCCTTTAGGCTATAAGATTAAATATACGCAACCTGAGATGCTGTCTTGGGAACCTTGGAGAATAGCCTTGTTGGAAATGGTTGATCCTGTTACCATGCTGGATCAGAGTATTCTTGATGAATGTACAAATTCTTTTAAAATGGATATTTTAAATAATTTATCTCAAGAACGTTTAAATCAAATTGAAATCTATGATAATTTTACTGCTGTTAATGGTGCACCTGGTGTTGCCTATGTTGACAAAATTAATAGATCTACAAGTGCTGGGAATCCCTGGAAGAAAAGTAAGAAATACTTTTTGGAAAGTATTCCTGCAGAACACGGTTTACAAGATCCTGTGAAAGTTTCGGAAGAAATTATGGATCGTGTAGCTCATATTATATCAGAATATGAGGATGGAAAAACAACTATGCCCAATTTTTGTGCTCATCTTAAAGATGAACCAGTTTCCTTTAAGAAAGCAAAAATGAAAAAGACACGAGTTTTTACTGGTGCCCCTTTTGATTGGTCTATTGTTGTTCGAAAATATTTATTATCTGTTATTCGTGTTCTTCAAAACGAACGTTATATCTTTGAAGCAGCTCCTGGAACTGTCGCTCAATCTTTAGAGTGGCAAGAAATGTATGGTTATCTCACCAAACATGGAGAAAATAGGATGGTTGCTGGAGATTATAAGTCTTTTGATAAGAAGATGCCTCCTCAAATTATATTGGCTGCATACGATAATTTATGCTATTTGTGAAAAATCTGGAAATTATTCCGATTTGGATCTTAAAGTAGTGAGAGGTATAGCTTATGATACCGCCTTTCCATTAGTTGATTTTAATGGTGATTTAATGCAGTTTTATGGATCTAATCCTTCGGGACATCCATTGACCGTTATTATTAATTCATTAGTTAACTCATTGTATATGCGATATTGTTATAAAGTTTTGAATCCGGAGTCAGAGGTTGCTACATTTAAATCAAATGTCTCACTGATGACTTATGGAGATGATAATATCATGGGAGTTTCAAGTAAAATCCAATGGTTTAATCATACATCAATACAAGCAACTTTAAAAGATATTGGAATAGTTTATACTATGGCCGATAAAGAAGCTGCTAGTGTTCCCTATCTTAATATTTCAGAAACTTCTTTTTTAAAGAGAAGTTGGAGATATGATTTAGATATAGGTGCATATGTATGCCCTTTGGAACATGAATCCATTGAGAAAATGTTGATGGTCTGGACTCGAAGTAAGACAATTACCGAAGAGGAACAAATCTGTTCTGTTGTTTCGTCTGCAGTTAGAGAATATTTTTACTATGGTAAAGAAATTTTCAATGAAAAACGTTCAATGTTACAGAGTGTACTTTTAGGTAAAGGTTATGAACTTTGGATTGAAGATTCAACATTTCCTACTTGGGATGAATTATATACACAATTTTGGGATGCTTCCAAGAATGTGGATGTTAATTCACAATTGTAGATTGGTACCCTTTAGGTACCCGGCGCTGTGCTTCAGCGTCGTTATCCAACTAAGAGCCTTTACATATAGTTACTGTACAACAAAGAGCTAATCTCTTTTATACCACGTTGTTGTAAGCATGGATATGTATCGTAATCCTACCTGAGCGTTCCTCAAAATCTCTTTTTAGAGAAGCATTTGGTTGGAGTGCATTGTATATAGAGCGTTGTAGTGTGCATTGAGTCATGCCCTACATTGTAAGACGACTTTCTAACAATTTAAATAAATTTTATGGTCCTAAAGACCAATCGAAAGTATTATACAATAGTAATAATGCTTTGAAGAACGTAAGAGACATGATTAAAGAAAGCAAGGAAAAACGCGATCTAAGTTTACCAACTAAACCTGATAATATTTCACGGTCAATAGTTGGTGAAGAATTTATCGTAGTTCCTATGCTTCAGGAAATCATTGATCTTCTTACAACAAATAATGAATTATTAAGAAGTAAATTAGAACTTCAATCTACTGATAGTCCAGATATTCCTTTGGAAGCTGATAAGACTATTAGTCAGAATATTGAATTTAATGACCAGGATACTGGGGAAGTAAAAACTTATAATCCAGTTACTGATAATTCTTTTTATTCTTCTTATAATTCAGAAACAGAATTAGGTAAATTTTTATCTCGTCCTGTACTTATTCATACTGAAATTTGGCTCGAAAATACTGATTTGGATACTACTATTAATCCCTGGGAATTATTTTTTAATGATGTCAGGTTGAAGAAGAAGTTGGATAATTTTGCTTTTCTTAGTTGCAATCTTAAAGTTAAGTTTATGATAAATGCTTCACCATTTTATTATGGATGTGGCCTAATGTCATACACTCCTTTGGTTGCTTTTAATCCTGCAAATGTTAGTCCAGGTTCTTCAGAACAATTATTTGGTGTTTATTCTCAACGTCCTCATATTTATTTTTATCCTCAGTCTAATCAGGGTGGTGAATTAACACTACCTTATATTAATTATAAAGATTGGTTAGATATTTCATCTAATCAAGATTTAGTTAATTTTGGACAGTTACATATTGTTACTCTGGGAACGTTGTCCAACGCCAATAGTGTTGTTGGAACTGGTGTTCCAATTCAGATTTATGCTTGGGCTGAAGATGTTAAATTAGCAGGTAATACTAATAATTTAGCTCTCCAGTCTGTAGATGAATATGAAGATCATAATGGAATTGTTTCAAAACCTGCTTCTGCTGTTGCAAAAGTTTTAGGTAAATTGAAAGATGTTCCTTATATTGGTCCATATTGTCGTGTTTCAGAGATGATTGCTTCTAGAATAGGAACGGTTGCATCATGGTTTGGTTTTACTAATATACCAGTTATTGATTCATCTGTTCCTTTTTCAGGAAAACCTAATTACGCATATTGTTCTCCCGATATTTCTACACCTATAGCTAAATTGACTATGGATCCTAAAAATGAAGTTACTATAGATTCAAGAGTTGCTGGTTGTGATGGAGCTGATCATATGATGATAAAGAGTATTGTAGAAAGAGAAGCTTTTCTCTTTCAAACTACTTTTTCATCTACTGATCCTAATAATACTCAGATTTTTGCTTCTCGGGTTTCACCTTTCCAATATAATGCTGCAGCTGCTGCTGATCAGGATATAATACAATTTACACCAATGGGACATTTATCTCAAATGTTTAAATTTTGGAGAGGTGATATTATTTATCGAATTCAATTTATTTGTTCCAAGTATCATAGAGGCAGAGTTCGATTAAGTTGGGATCCTGTTATTTCTACTACAGTTAGTGCAGATAATGAGTCAACAAATTATACAAAGATTATTGATATTGCTGAAACTCCTAATTTTGAAATTAGAGTTCCATATCAGCAACAAACGAGTTATCAGCACGTTGATCGTGATTTTGAGGATGAACCTCCTTATATCACTGGTTCGTTCGCATTACCGAACAATCGACGAACTGATAATGGTGTGTTAGGGTTGCGTGTTTTAAATCAACTCACGTCACCTGTTGCTAATGCACCTTGTTTAGTCTTTGTATCAGTACGAGCTGCTGATAATTTTGAGTTTGCTTGTCCTACATCACCACCTCAAGATTTATCTGTTTATATAGTTCAATCTTGTGATGTGATGGAACTACAAGCAACTGATATTCCTATTGAATCCACTGTACCCGAAACTTTTTTCGATGTTAAAGATGATAAAGAAAGAAACTTAGTGTACATGGGTGAAGTTGTTACTTCGATTAGACAATTACTTCGACGTAAAACTTTACAACGTATTATTCAATGGGAAAATCCATTCTCTATTAAGCTTGTTTTTAATAAAGCCAGTTTTCCTAGACTTGGATACTATCCAGGATTTGACCCTGATGGTATTCATCTTGCTATTTCTCCAATTGATGGATCTGAGAAACGATATAATTTTATGTACAATACGTTTTTATCGTATATGCGACATTGTTATATTGGGAATAGAGGTTCTATTAATTGGACTGGTACGAATGAGAATGATTTTAATGCAGCTACTTTTGGATTTAGGAGACATAATGCGGATGAAGAAAATTCTTTAACTAAGTCTCAACAAAGTATCAATGTAGATATTAATGCTACAACTGGTGCTTTACTGGTAGCCAATATTAACAATCGTGATAACATGTGTTCTGCCGGTGATTATACCGTTGTTGATACATGGTCAACATGTGATGTTGCTGCTCCTATGTATTCTAAATATAGGATGCTTACAAATGATCCACAAGTTGCATCTTTTGGTGTAACTTTTAATGATACACGTACAGATATGATAGAGCATTTCTGTATACTTAATAAGAAAAATTCTGGTACTTATGGTAACAATTTCAATAGAACTCTTTTGAGTCAATCTATTGGAGCAGATTTTTCATTGATTTATTATTTAAGTGTACCAACGTTCTATCGGTACCCACAAC